GAGCTAACACTACCATGTATCCACATGCCGTCCTATCATGGCTCAGGCAGCTAAGGAGGACATTTCATTCCTTTGAAGACCATCGCCGGAACTGGATTTCGAAACAGATAGGTCGTCGACCCCCGGACCCTGGTTAAAGAGCCAGTAGAGGGGAGCGGGAAATAGCAGAGGTGGCCAGGGCCAACGCTTTTAAGGGCGCTGTCACCCTCGGGCGCTCCGCGGCGAGCCTAGCCGACTAGACTAGTCGCACGTCTTCCCCTCCCGTACCGGTTATAACCCCCGCGTCATCCTCAGTATTTTCAGACCCACCCTTCCGAAGAAGGACCCTTTAATGGGTTCTACTGAGGAGTCCAGGGCCATGGAACCCTACAGAGATCACGCGTCCGCCGACTCTACTAAAGCCTGTTTCCAAGCCAGTAGTTCGCGTTCACCCTCTTGTTCCTCTCGAGTTACGTATTGCGCTGGTACGCAATACGTCCTCGTCTTCCCTGTATCATGCGCTCGTGCTTTCAACAGCTGCCAGTACCAAGACAGACAGCTGCGCGGTCCGACCGCACGATACAAGAAACTTCGACGTACCTCTCCTCGGGTAGGGGAGAATACGTCCCTCTTACGCCCTCCCTCGCGGCCATTATCCTTGAGGTAATACGCCAAGGCGTATACCTCCTCGCGAGTCGGCTCACCTGGCATGAGCCGCAGTGCTTCCGAAGGCGCCTGGACGCCTGACGGGAGCGGTGTATCCCACCGCCTCCTACGGAGCTCCCGCATTCTCTGAAAGGCGGGATAGGACATCGGATGAAGTCCTAACTGGAGGGGCGTAAGACCCCAGCTTGCACCGATCCGGGACCGAATAAAGGCATCGGTCCAACGAACCTGCCCCCGGCATGCCGCTGCCAAGTGCAGCATGCCCGGGAAATCGGCGCAAGCACTACCTCTCCGCAGATGGTGTACCAGCCTCCATCTGCCCTTTCCATCCTTAAGGAAGCATGTCGAGTTGATCTCAGCCACTCCCTTAGACCGTATCGTCTTCTTGTCATTCAACAAGAACCCCGAGGGGTAACTCTCAGAGGCGACCGGCCTGTCAGTGGAGATTAGAGTATCATCTCCATTGACAAGGATGCTTGCCTCCTGACCCCTGGTTGCCCAGAGGGCCGCCAGGTACGATTGCAAGCATAAAAGAGGAAAGGAGAGGTAGCTCCCCATCATCTGTCCGTTCGTGACCTCGAGCGTCCCTCCCTCCACATCAACCAGTGGAGTTAAGGCGTTTACAGCCAAAAGCCTTATCGCGCCAGGGACTGTCGCCGCCTTCGAAAGAAGGCACTCGAGTATCGTCGACGCTACCAATATTGACAAATTATCGGTAGCCGCCACTAGGTCCACGGATGTCTGCCATTCATGGACCAGGACAGATGAGATTACACTCTCCGACGGAGAACCCCTAAGGAGCCAAGGATACCTTGAAAGATGATCATAGATCGTCTTGTGGAGAGGACCGAGAAGATCGTTCCGAGACTCAAAAATGGTCAAGGGACGAACCTTCCCGGCGCTCAACACCTCCTTATAACGCGCCTTAAGGGGACCGGTCTCGAAACCGCGTCCAGCAAGGCAATTCCGTCGGAACTCTTTCTCGCCACCATTTGCCGCGAGTAGCTGGTCTGCTCGGGACTTACAATAGCGCGACGACGCCTGGGGTACGAAAGTATGGACATACTCCTCATATCGAGAATCCCAAGCGTACGGAAAGAGACGGAGGATAGTTCGCCGAACGAACTTTAAGTAATCTTCCGGGGTGGGGGAGGGGGTAGAGGTAGCAGTCGTGGCCCACGACGACTGCATAGAAGGACTGTGGCGACGGCAACCCGCAGGCAGGTTGCGCTTTAGGGAGCTCACTGAGTGAGCAAACTCCCACCTTTGACGACGCCAAAGTCGCTCAAGGGGCATAGTTCCGTCAGAAGAGGCCTTATTAGGTCGCTGCCTCCTGGGGAACTTAACACATGGGCGCTTCTGCCCCTCAAGCAGAAGGAACTTGAGGAATCTGTCTAACTCCGTGACCTGTAGATCCGGTAACTCGCTCTGGGGAATACCAAAGCGAATCCGAATAAGTCTCAGGCCATTGGAGACGGATTCCCGTGTGTCCAGTTCTGCCTTACGGCAAGAGTGACACGTTTGACCATCAGAACCGCGGGCGGACTTATCTGATGGGGCGCTGCGTTTAATCGCGGCAGACCGAGCTTGGACAAAGCCGTTAGGCATCCGGAGGCTCGGGTTGTGTTTTCGAC